AACGCCTGATGCTGAAGAACGGCGGGAAGATAGACTTCTGGGTAACAAACGATAACAAGCTGGCTGGTCGTGGTCGTGAATACGAAATAATCCTGATAGATGAGGCAGCGTTCACCAAATCACCGGAAATGCTGAAGGAGATCTGGCCGAAGTCGATAAAGCCAACGCTCCTTACGACGAAAGGTCGGGCTTACGTATTTTCTACCCCTGATGGGGTGGATGAAGAAAACTTTTTCTACGCAATTTGCCACAACAAAAATCTGGGATTTTTTGAGCATCACGCTCCGACATCCTCAAACCCGTTCGTGCCTCCTGAGGAACTGGAGAAAGAAAGGGAAAATAACGATCCAAGGGTGTTTCGTCAGGAGTTTCTGGCAGAGTTCGTCGACTGGTCAGCGGCATCCCTTTTCGATGTGCGCAAATGGTTCGAAGGTGAGAATCAGGATCAGCCCGTCGAATTCCCTGAAATGTGCGAAGCCGTTTTCGCTGTTCTGGATACTGCAGTCAAAGGTGGTTCTGAGCATGATGGCACCGCGGTGGTGTACTACGCCGTCGATACCAGGCCAGGGCGGCAGCGCCTGACCATTCTCGACTGGGATGTTGTTCAAATTGACGGGGCTCTGCTTGAAACGTGGATCCCGTCAGTGTTCGAAAGACTCAATGAGTTATCCAGCCAGTGCGTGGCCGTAAATGGCAGCCTTGGTGTGTTCATTGAAGATGCCAGCATGGGCAGCATCCTTCTGCAAAAAGGGGAGAGCCTGGGCTGGCCAGTAAACAAAATTGAATCTTCGCTGACCAGCAAAGGAAAGGACGAACGCGCAATTATGGCTTCTAGTTACCATTACCGAGGCCTGGCGAAAATTTCCCGTTACGCCTACGAAAAAACAGCAGTTTTTAAAGGCGAAACAGCTAACCATCTGCATAAGCAGGTTTCCCGATTTCACCTTGCCGACAAGAACGCGCATAAACGCGCCGATGACTTGCTCGATGATTATACCTACGGGCTGATCATTGCATTCGGTAGCGGCGACGCAATCTGACGAGAAAACCAATGAACGAAGATGATTTCGAAATCGGCAGCAGCTCTCACTCAGAGTTGATGGCATTGCTGGACAGCGACGACATCCAGCCCGGGGCAACGGCTGGCTATCAGACCTGCAAAACGGTTTACCTCTACCACCCACTGGGCGGCAAGATGGTTGATCGCCCAATTAAAATGGCGATGAATGAGCCGCGCACTATACATGTTGCTCAGTCGTACGGACTTGAGCAACGCCTGCGTGACGCATTCGAGCGCGAATGGAAAGCAATGGGCGCTAACCAGCACATTGCTAACGCCGCTCGCATTGCCAGAATTTACGGCGTATCAGCGATCGCAATGCTGGTGGATAACCAAGAACCAAATGAGTCGCTGGATTACCGCACGCTGTACAAGCATAACGTCAGCTTTAACATTCTCGACCCTCTTAACACCGCGGGTAGTATCGTGCTGAACCAGGACCCCAATGCTCATGACTTCCAGAAAGTCGACGGCATCCGGGTGGCAGGAAAGCCGTATCATAAATCGCGCTGTGTCGTCGTACAGAACGAGGATCCGATTTATCTCGCGTACAACCCTGCTGCGTTCGGCTTTACTGGGCGCAGCGTATACCAGCGCGCGCTCTATCCGTTGAAGTCTTTCATCCAGACCATGCGTACTGACGATATGGTTGCGGTGAAAGGCGGTCTTCTGGTGACGAAAATCAAGGGGCCAAGCTCCGTTGTCAACAACATGATGCAGAAGCTCAGCGGCATCAAGCGAATGATGTTGAAGCGCGGGAAGACGGGAGAGGTTCTTCAGATCGGCGATAATGACAATATCGAGTCAATCGACCTAAGCAACCTGGAAAAGCCGCTCGACTCAGCGCGTAAGCATATCCTGGAGAACGTGGCCGCCGCCGCTGACATGCCGGCTATCATCCTCAACTCTGAAACGTTCGCTCAAGGCTTCGGTGAAGGCACAGAAGATGCCCGCGCCGTCGCGGTGTACATCGACAATATCCGTGAATGGCTTGACCCGCTTTATGCTTTCTTCATTCGCGTGTGCCAGTACCGCGCCTGGAGCATTGAGTTCTTCCAGTCGCTGCGCGCCGATTTTCCGGATCTGAAAAACACCTACAGCGTGTATTTCGCAAGCTGGATAAACAACTTCGAATATCGATGGCCGTCCTCTCTGAAAGAGCCGGAAAGCGAGAAGGTGAAGGTTGACGAAACACGCTTCAAGGCGATCGTCAGCATGCTGGAAGTGGTGCTGCCGCAGCTCACAGCAGACCCGGAGAACCGCGCGACACTTATCGAGTGGGCGTGTGAAAACGCCAACGCCAACGAGAACCTCTTCCCTCAGCGGCTTAATCTTGATTACGACTCGCTGAAAGACAACCCTCCGCCGGAGCCGACAAAAGCTGAAGAACCTGGCGACGGGATGTTGCTATGAACAATTTCACCAGAACAGTGAGAGAAGCGGTGAAGTTCTTTCTCCGCAACGGCTACACGTCTCGGGAGGAACTGGAACGCTGGCAGAGCATTATCAGGCAGGCGGCTGAGAGCGAAACAGCCGATGATTACTCTGCAATGGTTTCCAGAAACCTAACTCATGCATATGACCTACAGATCGGGCGTGCCGCTGCGCTAAAGCGTCATCCAGGTATTTCCCGCTTTACCATCAATTATTTGGAGCCGAAGCTACGGACGGAGCTCGACAGGCGAATACTGGCCAGCGCTGACCTGATAAAGATCAACCGCAAAAAAGCCATCGACACCACATTATCGCGGTTTAGCGGCTGGGCCAGCAGTATTCCTTCGGCAGATACGATTGCTTTGACTGGCATTCAGGGAACGATGAGGGAAACAGCGGCGCATATCCAGAAAACTGCTGAACAAATGGACTATGAAGCGCGGCGGGTGATGATAGACCAGAACCGCAAGCTGATAGCCAATATCGACAACGTGATTGCGACCAGTAATAACGCGATTGCAGCGATTTGGCACAGCCACTGGCGCCGACCGGGTTACAACTATCGCGAAGACCACAAAGAACGTGACCAGCTTTATTACCTAATTCGCGGTAACTGGGCACAAAAAAACGGGTACGTCAAAGTCGGCCCTGCCGGGTATCTCGACGGGATTACCCAGCCGGGTGAAGAGGTCTTCTGCGATTGCTATGTGACCTACATCTACAACCTCCGCAGTATTCCTGAATATATGCTTACCCAGAAGGGGCGCAAATTCATGGAGTCAATGAAAGCAGCATAGGAGCATTAAAACGTGGCTATTTTTGGCAGCGGGATAATGTTTCGTCAGGGTGATTTCGTCTTCCTGATCCAGCGCTCAGATGATGGCACGTGGTGTCAGCCCGGCGGCACGGTCGAACCGGGTGAACTGGCTATTGACGCTGCGCGCCGCGAAGTGCTGGAAGAGGTGGGTTATCAGTACGATGGCCCGCTGACCCCGCACAGCGTTTACGGCGATTATCTGACGTTTCGCGCCGAAGTGCCGGAAAAGTTCGAGGCGAAACTCAACGATGAATCGCTGGCCGCCGGGTGGTTCCACATTGAAGACCTGCCAACGCCACTCCATCAGCCATTCGCTGAGATGCTGGCGCAGCAGGCACTCAATGAAACGGAAGTCGCCGCACTCATCGCTGACGGGACATTAAGCAGCCCGCAATACTTTATCAACATGTGGATGTTCGCCATCCGGGTGACCGGAACAGGGGTTACCTGGCGCTCTGCAGATCAACAGATGACCTTCCGTAACCCGGATGACTATCTCACCCCCGAATTTCTCCAGCGGGTTGCCGGGTTACCTCTAATCTGGCTGCACCCCGAGAAAAATACGCTCGATAGTGATGAGTTCGCAAAACGCGTTATCGGCACCCTGACCAACAGTTGGGTTGCTGATAATGGCGAGGTGTGGGCCATTGCGCGCGTATACGACGCCGAGGCTGCCGAAATTATGGCGACCAGGCAATTAAGCACCTCCCCAACTGTGAAGTTTGTTGAGGTACCTAAATCAATCATTGTCGACGGTCAGCCTCTGCTGGTGGAGCCATCCCCCGAGCTGCTCGACCACGTTGCAATTTGTGAACAGGGCGTATGGGACAAACTCCTTGCCCCTACTGGTGTTAAATCTGATTCCATTCCAAATGAGGCTGAAATAATGGACGAGGAAAAAATCGTTGCGCTGATTAATAAAGCGATCGATGCACGTATGGCTAAAGCTGATTCAGAAGCTGCAGATCTGAAAGCCAAAGCCGATGCTGAAGAGGCTGCCAAGAAGGAAAAGGCTGACGCGGAGGCCAAAGAGGCAGAAGAAGCGAAAGCCAAAGCAGACGAGGAAGAAAAAGCCGCTAAGGCAAAGGCCGATGAAGGTGAGCTGAAAAAACTCGAGCATGAAGCAAAGGGAGAAGATGACCGTCTGGAGCGTGAACGTAAAGAACGTGATCGCGAAAAAGCAGACTCTCAACTGCGACAGGAAATTGCAGAGCTTCGTTCGCGCATTCCTACGGAACTGAGCGATGAAGAGCGCAACGAAGTCGCCGACGCACAGGTGAAGGCTGACAGCGTTTTCTCATGCTTTGGCAAACGTGCTCCTGTGCCGTTGTCCGGTGAAAAACCGCTGTCGTACCGCCGCCGCCTGATGATCCAGCTTCAGGAGCATTCGCCTGACTTCAAGTCTGTCGACCTGTCCTCTATCGCTGATTCCGCGCTGCTGAATGTGGCGGAAAAACAGATCTACGCCGATGCGCAGAAATCAGCAAGTCTGTCGGTTGGTCCTGGCATGCTGCGTGAAATTAAGCGCGCTGATGCTACTGGTCGCCAGATTAGCACCTTTGAAGGCGATCCTGCTGCCACCTGGGCACCGTTCCAGTCTGGTAAACGTCAGGTCACCAGTTTTAACAACCAGGCTTAACGGGAGCGCTGAAGCATGTCTTATTTATCTCTTAACCCGATGGCAACCACGAATGCTCTGGGGTCCTTCGGTGTACAGTCTGACGGTTATGTTCAGGGTATTGCACTGGACGACCCGGCAAACCGTTTCAATCTTTCATCCGGTACGGTAGCGGCTACTGAAACCAAACCTCTTTGGGGCGGTCTGCCAGTTGCCGAACTTTTGCCAGGCAATCAGTCAAGCCCTCGAGGCTCAACGATTCGCCGCGCGGTATCCGTAGCAGAGCTGGAAGGTTTTACTGTATTCAATCAGGCGCATAACGGTCTGACCACTCCACAATCACCGGTTCCGCTATATGCATCCGGTATGAGTGTGTCGTTCTACCGTCTGGGATCAAACATGCGCGTTCCTCTGAAAGCGTCTGCTCAGGTGGTCGCGCTGGCTACTTCCGGCGCGTCGGTGAAAACGGCGCTGGCGTGGGACTTCGTCAACAACCAACTCACCACTGCCGCCGCAGCGGGTTTTGCTGGCGCTGATATTGCAACTACCGACGTGACCTATGCGTCTGGCGTGGCTACAGCCACCACTGCTTCAGCGCATGGCCTGACGGCTGGCCAGTACGTAAAAATCAGCGGCGTTGCTCCATCGGCGTACAACGGCACCGTTGTTGTGTTGTCTGTACCGAGTGCAACCACCTTTACTTACACCCCGGCGACAGCACCTGGCGGTGCAGCGACCACGCAGGGTAACATCGGTGCGGTAACGCTTTCCGACATCACACTGCCAGTGAAAGTGCTCGCCGTCGAAACAGGTAACTCCAAAACTGTCACCTATGACAGCTCAACCGGTTTCCTGACCTGGAATAACAACGACAGCTGCGCGCTGGTCTTACTTTAATCGGGAGCTGAATTAAATGGCTGCAATTACCCCCAGCTACACTATCGTCAATCCGTCGTATATCGCGCCGGAAATGATCCTCAGTTACCAGCAGGCGTCAGGTGCATTTGAAACTATCGCCAGCGGTAATCCTCAGGTCCGACTTGGCGTTGGCGACCAGTACGCCTACATGCGCCGCCTGGATATTCGCACCCAGGTAACCTCCAGCCAGTCTGGTAACGCCAACCAGTTGCCGAGCGTGGCACTTGATGCCCGGATGATTTCCACCCCAACTTACCTGTTCCGCTGCCGTGGTATCTACGATCACCACGACATGGCGGCAGCCGGTAACTGGAATTTTGCTCTGCCTGAAGCTCAGCGTCTCGGCATGCGACAGGGTATTTTCCAGCAACTTCGTTCTGCACTGTTGTACGGCATGAATCCGGCTGGTGGTGAAGGGCTGCTGAATACTGCTGGCGCAACAACCGAAACACTACCGGCAGACAGCGCCGGAAATACCACCGTGCTGACCTACGATCACGGTCAAATGGCCGTTTACCTGCTCGGTCACGTCCAGGCGGCAATGACCCGTACCATGCAGCTAGGTCGCCAGTTGCGCGTCGTTATTCTCGGTCCTCAGCGCGTTCTGGGTGCAATGGAGATCCAGCAGATTGTCCAGCTGACCTCATATCAGCGTCCTGGTGGCGGTACTGATACCGTTGGCGGCACCGTGAAGGAGGTCCTGAAAGGGGCAAATGTTCAGGTGGACTGGGTTTATGACGACACACTGATCGGAAAAGGCGCGGGCGGAACAGACGCGGTGGTCATTACCATCCCTGAAGTTGAAGTGCCGATGGTCAATTCCACCGTGAACACCAACGAATTCGCCAAACTGACCCCGTCTCTTGCCGCGAATGCGCTGATGTTCTGTGATATGGCTGCCCCGCGTGAAATTCCGACACCGATCGCGGGTGGCGCCATTGATGTTCTGTCCGAAATGCGTTCAACCGCAGGCTGGGCAGTTCGTCCGGAAGCCATCACCATCCTGTCTATGGCGTACAGCGCCTGATCCATTGTTTGAAATGAACTGGCCCCCACAGGGATATCTCTGCGGGGGCTTTTTTACGAGGGTAACTAATGAAACTGTATATCGCCAACACCACTAAACAGCGTCATATCTTCACCTATCGCAATCTGGAGACAGGGAGACTTGTTCAGATCCCTATTGAGCACGGCGCACAAATGATGGTTCTTGATGGCTCCACCGAAGAGGTTGACGCGGTTATTCAGCATCACCGGGTTTATGGCCTGGTTGATTCGACAAGAATTGACCAGAGCAAAGATTTTGTCGGTCTTTGCTACAGCATTAACAAGCCTGTTTCGGCAGCGGTAATCGAGAAAACTATTCGCGACAACGATGTTCATTTGACGCGTAACGCTCACAACCTCCGCCAGGCATCAATTATTGCTCACGACAGCACGCTGCGAGAAAGCGGTACGGGTTACGACGGTGATATGGAATTCAGCGTTGAGCAGGCCAGAGGCCGTGATGAAAGCGACGAAACTCAGGTCGTTAACGAGACGATTGTTACTCCGAAAGCCGGGAATAAGAAAAAATGAGCGTAAATCTGGCTGCATTCATCATATTCGTTCGCACAGATATGGGCGTAACCGCCAGCCAGGTTCCTTATGACTCTCCGTCCTTTGTTGTTGCGTATAACGCGGCCGTGGAATGGGTGAACCGGGATATTGAACTGGTTATGCCCAACCTGTATGAGGTTGCCGTTTACAATCTTGGCGCATCGTTTCTGGTCAACTACGGTACTGAGTCGGTATTTGCTGAATTCAGGAAAGCGTATGGTCTGAATGATTTCAGGGCTGGCGTGATAACGGGGGCCGGGGATAACTCAACCAGCGCGCAGCGTCTTGTGCCTGACTTCTTCAAAGATTTGTCTCTGGCCGATCTGCAGATGTTGCAGGACCCCTGGGGACGCCGCTATCTGATGATTGCCCAGCAGTTCGGTAGCCTGTGGGGGCTGTCATGATCACCTTTCATCTTGGTGTTATCGACATTCCCTACGAGGATGAAAACACCACAACCGGGGATGTTGCTGAGTACCTGGAAGAAAAATACCAGATTATGCAGACCTTTTTTGACAGGTACGGAAACGACATCGCCGATCTGATGAGTAAAGACCTCGCCGCAAATCTTGAAAATATGCTGGCTGGCGCGCCGCCGTTAAGGGATCCGCTTGCGGAATCCATGTCACGTGTTCACGACCTGTTCGTGGCCTTTCTGGATAACGAAGAGATGAACGGCATGTCAGGTGTGCCAACCCGACGCGCGCTGCTGGGTATATCTAAGCGCTTTAAAAATAAGAAGGGCGATCCGCGGGCATCCTTTATCGATACAGGAAACTATCAGGCGGCAATGCGCGCCTGGGTAAGCGGGGTATTAAATGCCTTCCCTGAGTGAACTACAGCAGAATGCAAAAACAGAGCTTAACGCGGCTCTGACGCAGGGGCTTGACGACCTCAGTCGCTTTCAGGTGGTTACGTTTACGAAGTATATCCGTAAGGTTCTCCCGCTTGATGGCTTCGTGTTCTGGGTGAAAGCCTCAGTCCTGTCTGATAACCCGGGCAACGAACCCGACACGGTGAACGTCAAAGGCTACCTTCATCTGACGACAGAAACCATCCAGGACGATGAACAACTCTACGACCGAAACGTCGTTACGTTTACTGCGCAGGCCGATATAGACCCATTCAACGATATTGGATCGGACGTCCTGTACATCGGCGAGTTTTTTGGCATTCAGTTTTCTTTCTCCCGTCGAACCGGACTGAACGAACCGGCCAATCTTTATCACTACACAGGGGAGGCGATCTATCCGCATATGCGGTCGCAGATTATCAACTCTGCGGATGATATCGACCTGAGTGACGTTGTGGTTTCCAGTTCGTTGCCTGTATGGCTTGGGCTTAGTCAGTTTATGCCAATGTTTCCGGCGATGCTTTCCACGCAGAACCTGTCGCCTCCCTTCGCGACAATACGGTGCAGCAATGTCTCTCCGATCGCCGGGGCGTTTTATATCGATGAACGCGACAACCAGTACCAGCTGGTTTCCGAGGATGTGACGATTTCGATTACAGGCCTCAGGAATGCCGTGGTTGAGGACTTTCTGCGATACGTTCAGCAGTACACCCTGCGCGATGATGCAGAAATGGGCGTAATGAACATCCCCGTTGTGCAGGATGAGCGCGTTACGCAGAACGAACTGAACGTTATCGCCATGCGCAAGACCATCAAATTCAAAGTCAATTATTACCAGCAGCGGATGCGCAACGTAGCCCGCGGGCTGATCCTGTCTGCAATTCCGTCCATTTATCCGGAGAAATAATTAAATGGCAATTGTTAACATTAACGTATCGGTGACCAATCCGCCGAAGCCCTCGCAGCTGCTTAAATCCGGCGCGATGATCTCCATGGGCGGGACGACTCTGGCGGCAGGCGAATATCAGTTGCTTACGTCAAAAGACGATCTGAAAGCTATCACCGCCCCGGGGAAAACGATATCAACCATTGTCTGGGCGGCCAATCTGGTCACTGTTACCCTCGCATCGCCTCATGGCTGGACGAATGGCAGCACCGTGCCTGTTGTGATTTCTGGCGTGGCACCAGCGGCATACAACCGCTCTGCTGAGGCGACGGTTACCAGCGCGACGGAATTTACTTATTCGCTGAGCAGCGACCCGGGGACGGCAACCACCATGGGCGTTGTTAAGACGGTTGTTGCTGGTGAAATTATCCAGATGAACACCACGTACTGGGCGCAGGGTGCAGCTCGCGCGGTCTATGTGCTGGAACTTGGTGACATCACCATCCCGGCAGCCGTGGCAGCTCTGAGTGATTTTATCGACAAGGATATTTCCCTCGGCAACACGTACCAGAAATTCTTTTCGTATCTGGTACCTCGTGAGTGGGATTCTGAAGCGACTTTCAAAACGCTCACGGGTCAGTACACATCCCCCGGATCGCTGGTTTATTTCTTTGTCACAAGCACGATTGCCACCTATCAGTCCTGGGTGGCAACAAAGAATAAAACCGTATTTGCAGGGGTCGAAGCTCCGAATATTCCAGCTACTGAATTTTCGATGGCGGCAGCGTTCCAGTCCTCGCTGTCAAATGACCCCGGTTCGTCGAACATGGTACCGCCGATGGCGTTCCGCTTCATGTATGGGGTGACTGAATACCCGGTTGAGAACAACGGGACGTTGCTGAAAACGCTCCAGGAAAACCACGTCAACTACATCGGGTCATCTGCAGAAGGCGGCCTGAGTAACAAGATGCTGGTAGCCGGTCACATGCTTGACGGTAATCCGTTTAACTACTGGTATGCAGTAGCATGGGCCGCTATTAACCTTGAACTGGACCTGGCTAACGAAGTGATCAACGGGTCTAACACCACAACCAACCCACTGTATTACGACCAGAACGGTATTGACCGCCTGCAAAACCGCGCACTGAAAACGCTGCGTAATGGAATTAGCTATGGGCTGATTCTGGGCCGCGTTATCGGTACAAAACTTATTCAGTCCGATTTCAACACCGAATACGAGAAAGGTTCTTACGCGGGTAATGCTGTTATCAACGCGGTTCCTTTTGCTAACTATTCCAGCCTGAATCCTTCGGATTACCAGGAGGGTAAGTACAACGGGCTAAGTGCTGTTATCACGCCGCGCCGTGGCTTCGAGTCCATCACGTTTAACCTGAACGTTACCAATTTTGTAGGGGCATAAAATGGCAAACCCATTAGTACCACAGGGATTCCTCAACCGCGTCCGTGGAGCGGTTTCCATCACTGATGTTCCGGCTCTGAATGTCACCGCATCTTATCTTGGTAAAGACGGG